ATTTCACTAGGAAAGTCCTCAACAATATCTGCAGACGCAAGAATGTTCTTGGCCTCTGAAATAGTTTTGAGTTTTTGTCCTGGCTTTAATACCATGTTTGGATTTATTGAACCAAAGTTTGCTAGTAAAGCTAGGGTTTCATCGGATAGTTGCATATTTTTCTCCATTTTAGTATATTATATCACACTTTCCCTTGATTGTAAACATCTGTGTGATTATTATTTTCATCATGTACATGCAAAGCAATGATAGCATAGTGTAGGATTTTGAGCAAATCAGCTCGATTTGTTCCATCTTTTTTACCATACCTTTGAGCATACTTTAGTACATTACCCAATGCAAAGCCCATACCATGGCCACAGTCAATAATAAACTCAGTACTCTGAAATTTATTTTTTGAATAATGACCTGTATAGGTTTTGTCTATATAAGTCCGGAGTTGCTCTATGAGCTCTCCTTCATTAAATTTGTAATCAATATTTCTATTCATCATTTAATTCGTCCTGTTGAATAAAAGGCTCGGCATCGGACTCGGCCGCGTCGCCGAGATCCTCACCTGCATCAACTTTTGTGTATAAATCAACAAAAGCTTCTTTAGTGTCCTCATCGAACCTAGAGATACATAGGTCAATAGCCTTTGTTTTGTTGTTGAAGATTGAGAAGGTTTGCACAATGTGGCAAAGTCTTCTAGTTGAGATTACTTCGTCAACACCATCGTCAAAGAAAGTTTTTCTGATAATGTTTGCCCACTTGACTAGGTTTTCTGCAAAGTCCTCATCACGAGCATCGAATTTGTCCATGTGTTTGAGGACAATTTTCTTTTCAACACCTGCGTGTGGGAAAGTTTGGTCAACTGACACTGTAAATCTTTCTAGGAAAGCATCATCAATAATAGAAGCCGCGGTAAATCTGCCGTCTTCGGAACCTTTACCTTTAGTATTTGCAGTTGCAATTACATTAAATCCAGCAGAAGGCTTAACAACTTCTCCAGTCTTTTTAACAAGGACAGGTTTACCTTCGAGGATTCCTTGAAGGCACATGATTTTATTTGTAGCTCTATCAATCTCATCAAGAAGTAAGATTGCACCGTTCTCCATAGCTTTGAGAACCGGGCCTTTAGAGAATACTGTTTCTCCGTTAATAAGTCTGAAACCTCCCAATAAGTCATCTTCGTCAGTCTCAGGGTTAATTTGAACTCTAATAAATTCTCTATTGAGTTTGGCAGCAGCCTGTTCTACCATAAAGGTTTTACCGTTGCCGCTCAGTCCTGAGATGTATGTTGGATAGAACATACCTGACTTGATAATTTTAACGATATCGGAAAAAGAACCCCATGGGACGAAAGTATCATCCTTTTGGGCGAATGATTTTTCTTCGTTTACGATTGATTGCATCTTTGCCGCATGGACCGGAGCAACAGTAGCTGCTGGAACCTCTTCCTTTCTAAGAGGTACAATAAGACCAGCAAGGTCATATGTACCGATTTTGACTCTATTGTCAGCCTGTGTAAGTGGGTACCAATCTGCTCCACGATAACCGAGAGAAGTTGCAGTATCCACAATCACATTTTTTCTGAATTGTGTTTGGTCGGGGTAATTTTTAGCCAGTTCCTCGACAATTTTCTGGGTTGATATTTTCATTTCTTTCATAATATAGACTCCTTATCTAATTCAATTATTTAAAATATATGTATATTCTATCATACTTTTCGCCATTTGTAAACACGCTTATTAAAAAAGTTACACAATTGTAACAATTGATATATGCATATAACATATAGTTACGCAACCTCCTGTGCAAATTTCTTCATTAAGACTTTGTTGTTCTTTTTAGACTTACTGAACTTTTTAAAAGCCGCGGTAAGTTGACCCTGTGTAGCATTTTCGGTAATATCAAAATCGTCTGCCTGAGCATCGAGTTGTTTACCACCTTTTACACAGTACCATTTTTTATATCCGTAAACATCTGCAAATTCTATGCATTTGTTTTTTCTGTATTCTTTGTATTTCTCTCTGAGTAATTCATCAGTATCATAGATGTCTGGATTTTGTGCCCATATTGCATCTTGTAATCTGAATCTCCAATCAGTACCTCTGTCGCACATAAAGAAACCGACATTGTTTGCCGCATAGACTTTCTCTAAGTTTTTAAGGATTGATGCAGTAACACCTTTTCTGCTTCCTGCTTTACTTTCGACAACCTTACCGTCAATGTTAATTCTGAATTTAGAAGGGCTGTAAGAAGCTCCGTGAACATGTAAACCATTAGCATCACCATCGGTAAATGTAATGAAGTTCATCTTTTCGATCTTGTGTTTATTAATAAACTTTTTCATTAGTTTGTGCATTACAATTAGAGCTTGATTAAGTGGAGTCGAACCATATTCCTCAATTCTAGCTTTAGGATAACTGCCATAGTAGTAACCATTTCCTCGTTCCCATATTCTCAACCAAAGATAAAATATAGACTCTTCAAAGTCCTTTTTATTTAAATCTGATGAAGTCAATAAAGGCATTGATAAGTTATCCATATCAATTCTACCTTTATTTTTTAAGTCATATAAATCTCTATCTTGTTGAGTCATTCTATCCCATTCATCTGAGTACCTATTAATTCTACCACTTAGGCTTCTAGAATTACCAGTTGTAAAAGCATACACTTCAAAAGGAATGTTTACACCCTTGCAAAACATAACTGTGTGAATGAGTTGGTCTGCAACATACCTCATTGAATTTGACATTGAACCAGAGTAGTCAACAAGAAGTTGCATACCGTGTGATTTAGCATCAGCAAGTTTAGTAGACCTAAGGAAAATATCCTCATTTGTTTTATATGACCATAAGGCATTTACATCGATAGTACCAGTTTTTGCAGTAGTAGCTTTTTGATATTGATGTGCCGCTTTGCGTCTTTCGAATTCTGCACATGCATTTGCGACTGATTTTTTAACAGTCTTAAAATATGTTTGAAATTCTGCATATGTTTTAGCAGAGTCCCATTTATCTTCATCTTCTGTGTGTTCTGAATAATACAAATCACTAACTTTTTTATTTCTTCTTCGTTGCAATTCTTTGTATGAAAATACTACATTGTCAACTTGCTCTTTTGAAATATCTTTTGCATATGCAACACCTGTACCGTCGGTATCTTCTACCATGCCTTGTTCAGCTTCTCTGAATGCCTGGTCTGTTTCTGATACATCTTCATCGGTAGGCATTGTAGTAGCTTGAGCATCGGCATCGTCGGAGTCATCAGATGATGTGACATCTTCTTGGCTTGAGCTCTCAGTCCCATCCGTGGAGCTTGAATTTTCATCTGACTCGTCCTCTGAATCCTGACCCTCTGATTTTTGAGTTTGAGTTTCTTCAGACTCTTGTTCGGGCATATCGTAATCATCATGCCCCATTTGAGGTTGTTTTTCTTCATCGCCTTCCATACCTGGCATATCCATATCATCTTGTGGAGCCGGTGGAGGTGTAATTAATTCTGGTGTATTTTCTTTTGTATAAGCTAGAATGTCCTTTACCAAGTTTACAACATCTTCGAAAGTTTCTGTTTTAAGAGACCTTTGATATAGTACCTCTTCTTCAGCATTGAAAGGTACTGTAATTAGAGTTCTTAGTTTTGTTTTAAGGTTAATTTTATCAATGAGTTTTACTTCATTGTAATCAAGCTGAGAAACATCTCCGAAAAAGTTTTCTTGGAATAACTGTCTGTATCCTTTAGTAAATGAGGAAACAAGTCCAGGGTATCTTGCTAGAATTTTTCTTTCGATACGAGCATCTTCGATAACATTTAAATATGACCTAGGGCAACCCTCTAATTTTTCAGGACTGTCATGCCAACCTTCAAAAGGAGTCTCGATTGCGTGACCAACTTCGTGTCCGATTAGCAAGTCATATACATCTTTACCTTTATCTTTCCAAAGAGGCAAACCTAAAATTCTGTCTTTAACATCGAACCATGCTGTTGGATAGTTGCCATGTTGAACAGTAATGTTCTCTCTGGCCAGTAATTTTGGTAGTGCCGATTTCTCGTATTGAATCATTAATTTACTCCTTTATCAATTTAATATGTATATTCTAACACATTTCTGCGCAAATGTAAACACGCTTATGTAAAAAAATACGCAAATGTTACACAATTGTAACAATTGATATATGAATATAACCAAAAGTTCTACTTGATTTTAGAAAAATTACGGTCTTTAAAGAATTCTATCTTCGATCTAAATTTGTTTTCAAGTATTTCACCCTTATGAGATATAATAAAAACATTGGAATCTGAGTCTAAAGTTTCTAGTATTTTAGTGAGATTATCTACACCATCTGTATCCAAACTAGAATCAAATGTTTCATCTAGTATCAGCAAATTCGTAGCGGCACTATTTTTTAATTTTGCTATCTGTCTCCAAGTAAAGAGTAGAGATAAATCTATTCTTTGTTTTTCTCCCTCTGAGAACGATGCATAATTAAATGAATCTCTATGACGAGAACGGATTGTTTCTGTAAAGTTTTCGTCCAGATGAAATGCCACAAAGAAATCTAAGACTTGTAGATATTGATTTATTAATCTATTCATTACAGGTAGATATTGTTTAATTACTTTTGTTTTAATACCTGTATCTTTGAGCATTTCTCCAATAACCTCATTATATGTCCTTTCTTCTACATATGCTAATTTTTGCTCGGTTATTTTATCTTTGGCTCTTCTAAATTTAGATAGTTCTTTCTTTGCCTTACCGGTATCTCCAGACTGAGAATTGAGATAATTAATTTCTTTTTGGACCTTATCTACCTCTTTTTGTAATAGAGATATTTTATCATTATTTGAATTAATTTTCTGTTGTCTTTGTCGTAATTGGTTGAGCGTTGCGGCAATGTCCTGGCCTTGTTTTTCTGTTTCGGAATGTCTCTTTTGAGTTTCCTGCATCTTTTCTTGGACCTCTTTTGCAGTTGCTCTAATACTTGTTATTTTTGTATCTTTTATTTCTGCAGATATTTCTTGCTCACATGATGGACAATTATCATTTTCTTCATAGAACCTAGCATCTTTTACTAAGCTTTTAATCTGATTATTAAACTGACCTTCTATGGTTTTGAGTTCAGATATTTTATTTAAGTAAGCATCTTGTTTCTTTTCTTCATCTAGTAATAATGTAGTTAGATTTTTACCAAGAGTTTTGGACTCATCAAAGATATTCTCTATTTCTTTTTTGTGAACATCTATGCTGTCTTGTTTCTTTTCTATTTGGTCTTGGTTTAATGCTTCTAGGTCTTTGATATATTTTGATTGTGAATCTATCTTTGTATTATGAAGCTCAATCTGATGTGTTGCATCAGTCAAACTTTCTTTTATTTTAGCATTACGCTCTTTTAATAATAGGTTCATCTTACTGAATATATTAATATCAAGCAAATCTTCTATTACTTGCCTACGAGACCATGCTGGTAACTGCATAAAAGGAATAAATGAGCTACTACCTAATACTACAACCTGATGAAAAGATTTGTGATTAAGTTTTAAAATGTTGGACTCTAAAAACTTTTGGAAATCTCTTACATTAGATGCTTGATTTATCTGATTACCGTTTTGCCAAATTTCAAATCTGTTAGGTTTAATACCTCTTACGATTTTAAATTCAGAGTTACCAATATCAAATTCAACTTCGACAAGAGTTTGTTTACCATTAATACTGTTTATCAGCTGATATTTACCTATATCTCTGTGTGGTTTACCAAATAGGCCAAATGACATAGCATCTAGTAAGGTTGACTTAC